GTGTATAACATATGCAAAAATATACTTAAATGAGTTCAATAAATCAACTTTTTACAGAGAAATACAGACCTAAAAACCTAGACGATCTTATTCTACCAGATCGAGTGATGCAAAAATTCACGAGTGGTCTTCAACAAAACATGTTATTTGCAGGTTCACCTGGAACTGGCAAAACATCAACTGCTAAAGCTATTGTGCAACAATATGATTTACCGTATTTGTACATTAATGCCTCTACAGATACTTCAGTTGATGTCATTCGTACTAGAATTACAGACTTTTGTTCAACTATGTCAATCTTAGATGATAGAGATAAGTTTAAAGTTGTTATTCTTGATGAGGTTGACGGTGTATCTGATCAATTCTTTAAAGCACTTCGTGCAACTATGGAGCAATTTGCGTCTAACTCTAGATTCATTGCTACTTGTAATTACATTAATAAGTTACCAGATCCAATTCTTTCAAGATTTGAGGTGATTAACTTTGATTTTGACAAAGCTGAAGAATCTGAGCTAACTAAAAAATACATTAAGAGAGTTTATCAAATCACTGGAAATGAAGAAATGACTATTGAAAAGCCAGCTCTTGTTGAGTTTGTTCGTCGTAATTTCCCAGATCTTAGATCTACACTTAATAAATTACAAGGCTACAAGACACAGGGTACAAATAATATTACAGTTGATGACGTAAAGCGTTTTAATTCTGTTTATAAAGATGTATTTGAACTAATCTTTAATGAGACTGACCCTGCTAAAAACTATAAGCTATTAGTTTCAGAATATGCAAATAGAGTAGACGATATCTTACAAACTTTAGGTGAAGAGTTTATTGAGTACATTCAGTCAGAGAAGTCTCAGGCTGTTCGATTTATTCCACAAATAATCATTACAGTCGCAGAGCACCAAGCTCAGAGGAATCACGTCATTGATCCTGTGATTACAATGTTAAGCTGTGTTTATAAAATTCAGACAATTGTACGTCAATAATTTTTTTATATCAATTATTTTTCGTATATTAGTTAAATAAAACAAAGAATTATGAAACTAGGAAAGCATACCTTAATGATCGATGGTAATTACTTTGTCTACAGTAGACTATATGTTATGCCAAGGCGCAAAGGTCAAAAACTATTAGAAAGCGATAAAGATCAAGGCCAATTTATGCGTAAGCTATGCATTGACTTTGCTTCAGAAGTTCGTAAGATGAAGCCATTCATTGATCAGATTGTACTTGCAGTCGATTCTAAATCATGGCGTAAAGACTTTTATCCAGAAGCTGAATACAAAGGTACTCGTAAAATGGATGAAACTGTAAATTGGGACGCAGTCTACAATATTTATAATGAGTTTAGACTATTAATGGCTAAACAAGGTGTTCAAGTGCAACAAACTTCAGGTGCAGAAGCTGATGATGTTCTATTCGCAAGAGCTACTGAATTAAACAATGAAGGTAAGAATTGTATTGTTTGGACTGGTGATAGAGATATGATTCAATTGGTTGACTACACACAAGCGACTGACGGTTACACACTTTGGTATTATAATACTAAACGTAAACTAATTGCATTTGAAGGCTTTAATGACCTTCTAAATACTAAGACATCTGATAGCCTATCAAACGATGATTTATTGTTCAATCTCAATAATGATAACTTAACTTCTGATAGTATTAAAGTTCAGATTAACGAATGGGTTAAGAAAAACAAGGTTGTAATTGAAGAAGTCGATGCTAGGGAATTTATCTTTAAGAAGATGCTAACAGGCGATAAGTCTGACAATATCCCCTCAGTTGTTACTTATAATAAAACAATGAAGAATGGTAAGATTCGCACATTCTCTATCACAGAAAAACAAGCTGATAAGATTCTAGCACAATACGAAAAAGACTACGGGCATTTTGAAGTTGAACAGTTATTTGTACCAGAATGCAAGTCTCAAATGGCTGACACTATTTATAGAGTTGTTGGTAATTCTACAGTTGATCAAATCATTAGTGGCTTAACAAATAACATTCAACTTATGTTATTACACGTTAGAACTATACCAGAGCCAATCTTAAAAGCGATTTACAGAGACATGACAGAGAGCGGAGTAGATCTACACCTACAAAATCTTTCTCAGATGGAACGCATCTTAGAAGGTACTGGATGGTCTGATAAAGCAGGTGCAGGAGTTCCTGATTCAGTTGACCCATTTAGCGGTTTGAAAATAGTTGATGAAAAACCTAAACAAAGGGATCAACCTAAAGTAAAAAAGCTAAATGATTTGTTCTAATGCTAGATGAAACTAAACTATTCGACTTTGTAAAGATACTGTTTACCAAGCCAAACGACTACAAAAAAATAAAGCAACACAACAAGAAGCGCCATCATTTTATGATCAATCGTTTCTTTGCTATCAAATACCCTGAAAATGCTCAAGCATTTAATATTAATGGCATTGATGGTGCTTCAGTCATAGATGCGTGGGCTTTAGTAGCTCGTAGATTCACAAGTGTTCCTGCTTGGATTTATACTAAAACCAAGAAGGTTAAAAAGACGGCATCAACATCTAAAGAATATATACCCAGTGATAAAGCGCTTGAAGTTTACATGTATCGCTATGATATTGGCAAACGTGAAATTGAAGAAATGAAGCGCTTTGCACTGAAAGAGTTTAAGACTGAACTTCAGTCTATCGAAAAAAGCATTGAGGTATATTAATATGAAAAACTTTAGAACTTCTTCTATGTGTGATGTCATCGATGTCATGCTATACAAATTTAATCATTATGATAATTTGATCTGGACAAAATGTCTGAATCAAATAGATTATGCTATTGTAAATGAAGACTCTATTCTAATCACTCCACAACAACTCATAGCTTTGTTCGAATATAACTTTGAACGAGAGTTGAGAAAGATTGAGGCTACTACATCTGATTTAATTCATAGAGATGCCAATTCATTATACTTCTTAAATAAAATTCTAGAAGATTTTGATAGACTTAAATGGATTAAACTAAGCCTTTCTCGTAGTCGTAAATTCTCTAGATTGACCGATACCAATGGTAGTAAAAGTATCAGATACTCATTTAAAGTTCTTAAGACTACTCTTAGGCTAAATGAACTTTTTGATGAAAAGGATATTGATACACTAAATCCGATTCTTAAAGAATTAGAATTAATTGGTGATCTTCATTATAGTCGTATTTCAGTTCATCATTTAATTGATAGCTTAGATAACGCTATTAACGGTGGAATGGAACTAAACGATCACGAAGTAGAACTAATTGCCTCTATTATGGAATTAGTTGAAATGAAATTCGAACAAGATAACCCAGATCTTTTACTAGTTACAGATTGGTAGATATATAAAAGAAAGTCTACCGACTGATATGTTTAATTTTTTTAAGGACTTTGGTAAAAGAGAGGCTCTAGTTTACATCGTTGTTACACTTTGGATAGCTGGTGGAATCTACGCCACAATTAAAGGCACTGATTTTACTCAAATGGCCGCATATTTTGGTTCTTTAACTGCATATGTTGCTACTTACATTTGGGCTGAAACTAAAAGACCTTCTAAAAAAGGAAAACTATTAAGTAGAGGTAAATCTTCTAGAAGAGAAGTCATGATATACTTAGTTATAGTATTATGGGCTCTCGCTGGTGCTTTTGGAATATATTATATGTCAAACATGGCTAGCCTCGCGACATACTTTATATCTCTATCAGGCTTCATTGCATCTTGGATTGCAGGTGAAGTTTATAAACCACAAGACGAAGTTAAAAAAGAAGTTGAGTCTGATAAGCCAAGCTTTTCAGATGATGAAATTGTATAATGGTTACAGGACAAACAGCGAATGAAATCGGAGATTGGTTAATTGCTTCGATTGTAGATCCATATAAAAATGTAGTTAGAGTAATTGATTACGAAATACTATATGGTGTAAATAATGCAAATACAGTAGGTACTATTAACTTAGTAGAAGGTGCTACTACAGTTTCAGGCTTTGGTACAAACTTCAATCTTTCAGCAGGTGATAACATTATCATCGGCAACACAGTTCTAGAGGTTGCAACTCAAGTGTCACCAATTCACATTGAATTAGCAAACCCAGCACCGTTTTCAGCAACTAAAGCTAAATTTATGCTAGACGCTGACAACAATAACTCATTCACATTTAAGTACAGATACTCTAACAACAATGAAGAGTTTTCAGAGTGGAAAGATCTAAATAAGAATAATAACCCTGGTGATTTATTCTTTTTATCATTCGACGGTGAAACAGACTTATACCTAAATGTCAGAGCAGAAGTTAATACACTTGGTATGGCGGCTTCTCTAACAATGATAGACGTTAACTTTACTTTAGAATATGGTGATGGTTCTGTTGAAGCATGTCCGCAATATTGTGTTGACTGTGAAGATCCATATGCATATTCAGGATGTGCAAACATTAAAGTTGATTGTGTTGATTCAGCTAATCAATTTCAACCATATGCTCTAACTAAAAACAATAACTTATACAATCAACTTGTAGAAATTACAAGTGATGTATTTGGTCACGAGGTTAGGTATTATAGAACTGAACCAAGCGAGAGAACTAAAGACGTAATCTTTAAGGAATATTCTCTATTTAAAGTTGCTGAAGTTGGTAATCTTAAAGTTTCTGTTCCGGATAATGAGTTTCCAACTGAAGCGTTTGAATATGATATCTTTGGTATGGGCTTTGAAGACTTTGAGATTCACATTACAGACTATCAATTTCAAAAAACATTCGGTGAAAAGCTAAGACCAAGGACAAAGGACTATTTATACTTCCCTATCAATAATAAGATGTACGAAGTTAAGATGGTTGAATTAGCTGATGAATTTAATGTTCAGCACACTTACTGGAGAGTAATGTTAACTAAATACCAAGAAAGATCTGCAGTTCAAAAGTCAGATGCTATTGAAACTGAAATGCAAGACTTAGTAGTTGGTGTTGAAGATGTTTTTGGAGAAGAGATTAAACAAGAGCACGAGAAAACAACGAAGCCGCAACAACTTAAAACAACATCATTCCAGTGGGACGATGGTGTTAGAAAGTCTTCAAGAAAAGAGCTTATCATTAAAGACTACGATCTTAAAAACAGATGGACTATTGTCTCTAAAAACTATTATGACCTATCATCAGTTGCAAACGATGAAGTTGCAGTAGACTATGTTCAAATGTCGAAACAAGATATTGATAAGAATTTAGCTTTTACAGCATGGTTCTCGCCAGTATTTGACTCTAACTCTGATACTAACAAATATCAGTTGATTAATGGAGAACAATTTGGTAATGGTTTTGTTGCTAGAATATCAGGTACAAAGGTTGAGATTGTAATTAACGGTCAAGTCCATACATTCTTACATAATATGATCCTTGGATCTCATGAATGGTATGGCATTATTATTAATATGTCAAATACATTTAGAGAGCTTTCAGTTCATATCTATCACTTAGATGAATCTAATAATAGAAATAGACCACAAGACGCAACTAATAACTTAGACCTACAATTTACAGAAACAAGATCTCTAACTCAAGCATACATTTGGGATCTTGATAAAAACTATGAACTTAGAGGTGGTCAACTTAAAATGACTAACATTAGACTTTGGGAAAAAACTGTTGAAGAAGAACAACATAGTAATATCTTAAATCAGTCACTTGTTAGAGATGCTCACCTTGCAAAAATTATTGATAATGCAATTCCATCATTATCATACCAAAGATATTATAACGCTAGATAATTAGTAACAAATTTAATCTATTTTTGTTACATATTAATTTGCTAGATATATACAACATAATATCATATTAACAAGATATATTTATGGCTAACGATAGAAGAAGTATCAGTCAACAGGCTGATGAGATACGCAATGAATTAGATAGCCTTATTGGTGACGATGAGTCATTAGAAGGTATTGAGGTAGATCCAAAACTACCAGTTGCAAATGATCACTACGAACCATTTGATTATGGTGTGGCAAAGGGCAACGCTAATTCACAAGCTAAGAAAACAATTACAGCATTGATGCGTTTTTATCTAGACGCTGATATTATAGAACATGATGAATATGTAAAGGCCAAAAAGAAGATGGACGAAATGACAATGTCATCTTTAGTTTATCAGCTTCAAGCTGGTGAAAGAGCACTTACAACATTATTAGAAACTATTGAAGGTGGAGAACTAGCACCTAGAATGTTTGAAGTACTAGCAACTCTACAAAAATCAATGCTTGATATTATTAAATCGCAGACGATGTATTTAATGGCAACTGAAGAATCAGTTAAAAGAATTGCCAGAGATGCAGATATTTATAAAGAAAGAGCAAATCGAGAAATCACAGAAGAAGCTTCTGGTGGTAAAAACGACGGTGGAAATATTCAAAGAGGTACTAAGGATCTAATGGCTAAAATTAGAGCTGGTATCGATAACGATATTGAAGACGTTGAAATAGAAGATAATGAATAATGTCGGATTATACTGGAGATAATAAGTGGATCCCAAAATCTGAATCTGAGGCATCTGCTGAAAAATTAGTTTGGTCTACTAAAAGTATTAATGATTTAGTATTAGCAATGGATCAGGGGTACAAGCCCAAGGTTCAAATGCCCTTTTATGAAGGTAAACAATTCTTAAAAAGAGGTAATATTGTCTTTGAATATACTGATGAAGAAATTGCAGAGCTAGCTAAATGTGCAAGTGATATTGTATATTTTGCAGAGAAATATGCAGTGGTTATGACCGATGAAGGTATTCAACAAGTAACACTAAGAGATTATCAGAAGGACTTATTAAGAGACTTTCAAAATAATAGATTTAATGTTGTACTTGCATCGAGACAGATGGGTAAAACAGTTACAGCGTCTATCTTCAATGCATGGTATTTAGTCTTTAACTTTGACAAAACAACATTACTGCTTGCCAACAAATCAGATTCAACTAAAGAGATTATTGATAAGGCTAAAGTTGTACTTGAAAATCTACCGTTTTATATGAAACCTGGTATTCTTAAGTATGACGTTATGAATGTTAGAGCTGATAATGGATGTCGTCTAGTCGGTCAATCAACTACTGCAAAGTCAGGTATTGGTTTTACAATTCATAATCTGTATCTTGATGAGTTTGCACACGTTCACCCAACTATTGTAGATTCATTCTATGAAAACGTTTATCCAACGCTATCAGCTTCTAAGGTATCTAGAATTAATATTACTTCAACACCAAACGGCTTTAATAAGTTTTATGAGATCTATGCTGGTGGAGAAAAAGGCGAAAATGCATATAAAGCAACTCGCATTGACTGGTGGCAACACCCCGATAGAGATGACGCATGGTACGAAAGAGAATTAGGAAACTTAGGCTCTGAAGAAGCATTCAACCGTCAATACGGTAATGAGTTTGTAAGTTCATCTAACCTATTATTTAGTCCACAAACAACTAAGATTCTTAGAAAGAATATGAAAGACTATGTCTATAAAGAATTAGACGAGTTTGATAATATTCAAATTGATGTTAAAGACTATTTATCGTTTCACCCTGATTTTGATCCAGAGTATGCAAAAGAGTCAGATCGCTACTTTGCATTTTCAGTAGATATTGCAGAAGGCAATGGTGGAGATTATTCAGTTATTAACATGTTTGAGTTAGTACCTCAAAATAAAACTGAGATAGGTAGCAGTAAGAATCCAGGTGCAATGTACGATTTCTTTAAACTACAACAGATCGGAGTATTTAGGTCTAACGAGCATGTGATTGAAGATTTTGCTAAGATTTTATACACCTTAGCAATTGATATCTTTAACTCTGAAAACATGAAGCTTATCATAGAATACAACACATACGGCTCGGTACTGCTTAAGTATATGGAGACCGTGTTCCCTAGAAGAAATGACTTTGATGAAGAGATGATTGTAAGATTTAAACACCGTCACGATGCAAAAGCACTAAAACCTGGGATTAAAATTAAATCAGATAATAAAGCTGTAATGTGTCAAAACCTAAAGAAGCTAGTTGAAAATAGTAGAATGTGGTTTGATAACAAAATGACAGTTCAAGAAGCTTCAATGTTTGGTACTTTAAAAAATGGTTCATACGGTGGGCAACATGGTAATGATGATGTTATTATGACATGTGTTACACTAAGTGAATTCTTTCAAACTACTGATTATGCTGATTTTGTTGAAGAGAAATTAGACTTCATTGAAGAAGATTTACACGAATATATGGAAGAGATACTATATGGCAATTCATCAGACGACGGTGATATGCAATTTGATATTTATGATCTTCTTTCATAATAAATTAAAACCAAAGGCTGATATATAGATAAAGCTAAAAAAATAAATTTATAATCATGGCATTAAGTCCTCAATTATTACAGTACAAGAGCTCTGGTGTTTATAGATTAGAATTCGATAAGTCTCAAACTGCTAACATCCCAGCAGGTACTTTAAGACTTGTTGTTGGTCACTCAAGAAAAGGACCATACAACTCTCCAGTTCTAATTAGCACAACAGAGCAATTTATCGAGGTATTCGGTTCAATTGACAGAAACCTTGAGAAAAAAGGTATGTTCTTCCATAGATCAGCGCTTGCTGCTCTAACAAGAGGTCCTATCTTAGCATTAAACCTAGCTAATTTTACATCTGACGATAAGATCAACTACACTGCAATGGTGACAGATACTCATTCTGCAGCAGACGGTGAAGCATCAAACATCACAGTTCCAGTTACAGCTGATGACTACTCAAAATTCTTTAATACAGAGAAATTTTGGTCACCATCTGATGAAGAACTAAACGCAGTTGTAGGTACAGCAAGAGTTAAAAATGCACTTAGATTTGCAAACATTAAGCAAGACGATATCACAGTTATCGTAAGACAAGCTCAGGGCGTTAAGGCATTTGAAGTCTTAGCGAGAGATTGGTATGGTGAAGGTGAAGTTCCAGCATATATGAATGCATTTGATTACATTTCTGACTACATGGTAGACATCTTTGTATTCAAAGGTGATTTCAATACTGCTGCAATGGCAACTGACCCAGTTTACGGTGAATACTTTGATCAAGGCGCAGGTCTAAAGAAAGACAAAATCAATGAATTTGCTAATCTAAGACAAGTTTCTTTACTAGCTAAATACACTGGTTCAATTCTACCAGGTTTTTCTGATAAAGAAGGTAATAACCTTTACATCGAATCAATCGTTAACGCTGAAGCTAGAAGAACAGGTTTATTCTGTGCAGTTCTAGAAGATGCAGTATTAGACGGTCAAATTGATCTAGTTGGTCACGATTACGATGCAGTAAGCTCATTTGAAATGCTTTCATATAATCTAGGCCCAGCTGAAAGAGAATATGCTCTAGATGCAAATCTAGTATATGACAAATCTTCTAGCAAGTTTGTAACATTTACAGCTTCTCCGGGAGCACCAGTTGTTTCTTACAACCCAACTGCAATTAACTTACCAGAAGTTGGTGATGATACAATTAACGAAGTAACTACATCAGTTGTTGGTGATACACTATCAATCGTAAATTACGACATTTCAGGTGATATCGCAGTTGGTGATTTCCTACAAGGTGTTACAGGATATGTTGAAGTACTTTCAGTAAGTGCAACTGTAAGTGGATCAGATGTTGTATGTGATGATGATATCAATTCAGTATATGATGCAATCGATACAACAGGTATCGTAGCTGGTGTTAACATCAATAAGTACGAAGAAGTAACTACACCAGGTGGTGCGGCTCCAGCTTTAGCATTATCTGTTGGTGATTACATCAAAGCAGCTGAAGCTCGTAGAATGGTTAAAGTTACTAGAATCGCAGCTCAACCAGCTGACGTTAACGGTAACATCGTTTATGAAGTATACACTTCAGGCGAAGCGGCTAATACAACTGATTACAAAGGTTACAAATCTTTTGAATCAGCTGAAGCTAACTACGTACCATTTGCACTTCCAGGCGCAACGATTATACCTGAATCAATTAAAGGTTGTCTTAATGCACTTGCACTAGGCTCAGGTCTAGCTAACGCATTAATTGATAAAGATACAATCGACTTCAGATATATCGTTGATACATTTGGATCATGGGACACAAATGATTCAGAACTTCTAAACAAAGTTCAACTTTCAGCTCTAGCAAAAGAAAGACAAAACGCATCTGCTATCGTAAATGCACCTTCAATTGCTGACTTTAAGAAATCAAGCAACCCAACATTCAAAGATGATAACGGTAAATTCGATATCAATTACATTACAACTGGTGGTAACTTAGATAAGAATCCAACTTCTTTATTCGCTCTACCTGGTATCAATGATGGTGCAAACTATGCATTCTACTACACAGCACTTATCGCAAGAGAAAATAACAAAGATATCGTAGTTCCTTCGGCAGCTTACGTATCAAACAACTTTATTGACAAGTACACTGACTCATCTCCATGGGCAATTGTTGCAGGTCCAAGAAGAGGTGTTATCTCTGGCTCAGGCATTGTAGGTGCAGAATATGCATTTGACAAAGCAGATAGAGATGTACTAGAACCATTCGGAATCAATCCAATCGTATTCCAAAGAGGTGCTGGTCTAACTATCTTAGGTAACAAAACGGCTCAACAGTCTGTACAATCAGCGCTTTCTTCAGCTCACGTGAGAGAAGTTCTAATTTACATCCAAGACGGTTTAGCGGCAATCCTAAAAGACTACGTATTTGAATTTAATACACCACAAACAAGACTTGAAATCAAGACACTAGCTGATTCATTCCTAGAGTCTGTTAAAGCTGATTCAGGTGTTTATGAGTTTAAGAACGTAATGGATTCAACAAACAATACGAATGAGGTAATCGACGCGAATATTGGTATCTTAGATACTTTTGTTGAGCCAGTTAAAGGTCTAGAAATCGTTGTTCAAAGAACAACAGTTCTAAACACTGGTGAAATAGCGACAGGTAACTTCAGTTAATCGGATATATAAAAAAAGATTAAAGAAGATATGCCACTTCCACATTATTCACAAGATCAAACAAGTAGAAAAGGTAGAAACTTTGAACCAGTACAACA